TGATCCGGAAGCACTTCAAGTTCTCGAACATGGAGGGCGAGAACCTGGTGCAGATCGGGCGCGATACGTTCTCGACGCTCGACACGATCTCGTTCAAGAGCGACAAGCTCGGGCTCGGAAGCAGGAGAGAGAGCTACTTCTTCGATTACCCGATGAAGATGTTCGAGAAGGCCGAGTGGATGAACCGCAACGTGGCGGCACACGCGGTCGAGAACATGTACCGGGGCGCAAGGATCGACATCAAGCCGGGAACGGCCGGGTACTACAGGATGGTGGGGGATGTGGATGAGATGGTGGCGGCCACGCAGTTCGGCGGCAACACGCTGAACACGCCGCTTGCGTTCCAGGGGGCGGGACCGTTCGGACGGTTGGCGAACAACCCGTTGTTCCGCCAGTTCCTCAGCTTCCCGCTGCGGTCGGTCACGACGCTGGCGTACGACAGCCCGAGGCTTGCGGATCGCGGGGTGTTCAAGGGAATCGGGCAGGACTTCGTGCGGGGCATGGGCATCAGCGCCATGTTCTACGAGATGGGGAAGAACACGTTCGGCGTGGACCTGAGCCCGGGTTTGTTCGGAGCCAGCTTGACGCAGGCCGTGGGTGGTGATCGGTTCTTCCAGGATGGCAACGAGTACGTGCCGATCCCCCCGGTGGTGGACATCCCGATGAACCTGATCAGGGGTGCGCTTGATCCGGGGCAACGGGACCTGCTGCAGAACAATCTGCCGAGGCTGGTGCCGGGTGGAATTGCGGCGGCACGGGTGATGGGGATGATGCCGAACCTGATGGAGGGCCCGCTGTTCGGGCTGCCGGGTTCGCTGCAGAAGACGTACATCGACCCGAAGACCCGGACCCCGGATGGACGGATCCCTGTGTACAAGGCGGATGGGACGCTGATTGATTACCAGAGTCCTGGGTCGATCTTCGCGAAGGCGCTCGGCGTCGACATGGGGACGTTCAAGCAGACGGCAGACTTCGATGCGTTCCTGCTGAAGAACCGGGATCAGATCGTGGACTACCGGCGGCGGGCGATTGCGGCCCTGCTGAGCAACGAGATCCCGAAGATGCAGGGGATCAAGCAGGAGTTCCGGAGGCGCTTCGGAGCCGATCTGACCATCAGCAAGGAACAGCTGGATGAGGCGATGAAGAACCGGCTGGTGAGCAGGACCGAGCGCATCATGGACCGGATGCCACCGGAGATGCGCGGGCAGTACCAGCAGCTGGCGGCCGGCAGGGCGCCGGAGATGGGCGTAGGGGCCGAGGCGATCATGGGGGCTGATACGGCCCGCCAGAGGATGCAGGCCCGCCAGATCGGGACGCTGCCCCTTACGGCAGAGCAGCAGGCCGTGATGGCCCAGGAGACTGGGCAGGCGTTCGAGGGGTTCACCGGGTTCTAGATGGCGGTCCAGAACTGGAGGCACCCAAGGGGGCGCCACAGGCGGACAGCGCCACGGGCTAGGCGGGGGAGCAGACGGACCAGGATCCTGGAATCAGGCTCAGACTCCAGGACCCTGGCCGTCATCCCACCCAGAGTGGCCCGGCTGATATCGACGTTGATCATGTAGCCCTTCCCCGCAGAGGAGAAGGTCATGTAGCCCTTGCAGCCCGCCCCATCCACGCGAGTGTGGGGTGGTTCGTTGGCGAACGGGTCCGTCGGAGTGGAGCCGTCCGGCAGGGTGAGCGTCGTAACCAGCCAGTGCTTGCCGTTGGGGTAGGTCAAGATGGATGGGGTTCCCCGTAACTGGAGGGCGAAGCACTCTCGGGGTCGGTCGGGGGGCGGGGGTGCATAGACCCCCAGACCAAGGAATCCGGAATGCTTCACCCTCACGGGCACGGGCATGGACCATACACGGCGGACGCCGTTCTGATCCGTGATGCGTACGTTTGCACGGTGTTCCTCAAAGGGGACCGGGGGCTCGTAGGACCGATCCATCGTTTCGCTTTCAAGCGGAGACAATCGCAAGCTTGTCCTATACGGAGGGCGAGGATGCACCCCCGGTCTACCCAGAGAGGAGGATGGACTGTGAGGAGGGGGTGGAGCTTGTGGGCCCCACCCCCTCGATCAGTGGGGGTGCTTGTTAGGCGGACAGCAGCTTCTGCAGGAACTCGGTCTTGTAGACCTTGTTGGCCGCGTTGCCCTTGCCCTTGCGGTACTGGCAACGGACGGTGCACACGACCTGCTTGTCCGAGCCGAGGAGGTTGGAGACCTTCTCGATCGCGTCGGCCACGTCCAGACCATCAGCCGTTCCGACCTTGGTTCCAAGGATGGTGGAGAGATGGCCGCAGAAGCGGTTGCGCTCGATCTGCAGGCCGGTGCGACGACCCTCTGCGGTGACGGCGCCGGCGTTGTCGGGGAAGGTGAACGGAGCGCCACCCCACACGAGCGGCGAGTCCGGATTGGTCTCGTCGTTGAGGAGCTGGAAGCGGAAGCGGAACTCGGTGGCCGAGAGCTCGAGCTGCTGCCCCTGGTCGGTGCTGAAGCGGTACGTGGCCTTCTCGTTGATCTCGAGGCCGAGCACGTAGCAGTCGTGCTCACCCTCCGTCGGCCACTCACCGAGCCCACCGACGCCGGTATCCGGGTTGGCGTCACCGAAGGCTGCCTTCTGGGCTGCGAACATTGCGCTGATCTTGCTATTTGCCATGACTCTGACACTCCTGAAAGTTGGGCCAGCGTTACGCGCTGGCACTGTTGGTGTTGTACTTGGAAACGAACTCTGACCAGCCGCCGTTCTCTGGCAGCTCGAACTCGCCGGGCATCTTGACCCGGTGCTTCGTGATCCCCGAGAGGGTCTCGGAGTCCACGGAGAAGATGTGGCGCTTGCGCTTCTCGGTGACGACCTTGGGCTTGAGGACCACGGTCTTGCCGTCCTTCACGATCGGAGGCTGCTGGATCTCCCGCTGCTCCGTGACCCACTCCGAGGAGATGGCGGCCACGATCTCGAACAGCGGATAGAGCCGCTTGTAGAAGCCATCGGTGATGGTGAGCTCAGGCTTGAACACGTAGCGGTCGTCGCCCAGGGGGATCTTCGCGTTCACGACGTGACACACAATGTACACTCCGTAACCGCACCGGCGCAACTCGAGGCAGGTGTCGATCACCATGTCGTAGAGCTGGTCCCACGAGCGCCGGCCGTCCATCTCGCGCCAGTCCTTCTTGTCGTTCGACCTGGTGATCCAGTCCTTGAGGAGCGGGATCCACGTGCCGAGCGAATCGAAGAACACGGTGGCGGGGCGGGGCTGGTTCGTCTTGGCCAGCTGCTTGAGCAGCTCGATCTTGGCGGTGACCGCCTCCCACGTGAGGGTGAGCGGCTCGTTGTTCACGTCGATCGACTGACCCTGCGAGTTGATGCCCGGCCACACGCAGGCCTGCGGATCACCGAGCGTGGACGTGCAGTCCATGTTGCAGATCCATGCGTCCGGGTGGCTCTGGATGAACTGGGACTTGCCCTCTCCAGGCAGGCCGCAGATCAGGCCGAAGAGCTTCTCCGGCGGGTGGACCATCTTGATGCCTTGGAATCCAAGGCCCGAGTACCGCTGCTGCGGTAGCTTCCCTGCTGCTGTTGTCACTGACATCTCTTACTCCTGGAAGCCCGGCATCGGGACGTTGCTAAAGACAGCGCCAGGTGCCGGGAAGTTGAAGGGCATTGATCGGGCGGGCTGGTCGATCCGGTCGTACTCGGACGCGCGCGGGCCCGCAGGTGCGGGCGCTGGCGCGGGAGCAGGACGCGGCTGATGCGGCCGGTCGATCTGCACGGTTCGGGACACACGGTATCCGAGGACCTTGAGCCACTCGGTGACCCGGTTCTTGGAGACCTTGCACTCGAACGTGGAGTTGAACTTCTTGGTCAGGTCGCCGAGCGACTCGACTCCGTCCTCGAGGATGAGGTCGATCTTCGGCTTGATGACGAGGAGCACGTACTCCGACTCGAACATCACGTGAGGTGTTCGGGCTCGAGGCTCTCGATCATCCCGTCGAACTCGTGCGGCTCCGGCTCCACGGGCAGATCGCCCGCGTCTCGATGAGCGACGAGGAACTGCTGCGTCTGGACCAGCGCCGGCCAGTCCTTCGGCTCCGTCAGGTAGAACGGGCTGTAGTTCGCCAGCTTCGATCCCATCCGGATTGCGTCGATGTTCTTCAGGAAGTTGCATGGGTTCGCCTCAAGGGTTGCCATGTTGTAGATCATGGCAACACGGGAAAGATAGTCGATGCACCAATCCTTGTCAAGCATCACGCTTTCGTGAGTGAAAGAAATGTTGATCGGGGGGTCGTTCACGAAATCAGGGGCCTTGTCAAGGTACTCAGCTTCGCCCTTGTACCAGCGCATGCACCTGGCCATGTAGTTGGTGAGCGAGGGTTCGCCCTGGTACACCTTCTCGGGCTTCTTGCCGGTGACCTCGTGCAGCACGTGCAGGCATTCCTCGAGTGTGCCGCAGCACGGCTCGGGGCTGGGCTGGTTGCGGGTCCACTTGATGACGTACTCGCCCTGGTCCTGCAGGTTGACGGGCGACCGCATGATCCGGCCGGCGATGCCGGTGCGCTTGCCGTCGGACTCCCAGTGGAAGTCGCGGTCGGACTGCCCGAACTGGATCGACGGCTTGAGGATGGCGACGTGCATCATGCCGCCGATCTGCACGTTGGGTGCCAGGTTGTACTGCTTGTGAAGCAGGCCCCGGTCGAAGAACCACTTGAGCCCGTGCAGGTAGTGCATGGTCTGGAACTCCTCCTTCACCGTCGACAACCTGATCAGTGGGGGTGACGCGGTCGTCTTCGCGTCCACGATCCAGAGCTTGTTGGTCTTGCGGTTGAGGAGGAGCAGGTCGAACTGGGCGACCTGCCGGGTCTTGGGGAACCGCTCGTCGATCCACGTGATGCGGACCTCGGCGCCGAGCTTGACGTAGTTGTCGGAGAGGAGGTCGAGGGCGGATTGCCCGTTGATGCAGGGCAGGTTCTCGAAGGCGTTGTACCAGGCGGAGGCGAAGGCTTGGTCGACCTGCTCGTTCTGGATGGCGTCGGTGCGGGCGGTCTCCGAGATGCGGAGCTCCTTGCAGATGTTGTTGATCTCGGTCAGGCGGGCGGCGCACTGGCGCTTGAAGATCTGCCAGCGATCGTCGCGGTCGTAGAGGGCGAAGAGGGTGTGGAAGTAGGATCCACGGGAGAGGGCCTCCGAGTACGAGAGCGCGGGGATCAGGCCGAGCCGGCGGCGGATGTAGTAGCCGAATGGATCGGAGAGCGCAGAGCTGTAGTCGGAGGATCGGATCGACGGGATCCGGGAGACGAGCCCTTCGGACTCGAGGTACTGCCGGGCTGTCTTGGCACGGTCAGTCGGGAGGGGGAGCGGCTGTGTTTCGGGAGGCATCTTGTTCCTGTCCTGTGAACTTGTCCCTGATCTTGACGAGGCGGTTGTACACGGACTGCGGGGACTTCAGTCCGAGGACCGCTGCTATGCGGGTCATGGTGTACCCGTCATGGCGTAGACGGATGATGGTCCACTCTTCGTCGGTGAGTTCGGGCAGCTCGATGGAGAGCATGCGGAACTCGACGGAGAGGTCTTCACAAAGTGTATCATCTGTAATGTGGATCTTCAAGCGGGGTCCGTCATCGGTGAAGCGGTATCCCTGCGAGGTCCAGTATGCGTAGTGGACCGCACCCCACAGGAAGCCCTTGAGGAACGTGACCACGGTGGACTTGTCGGGGTCGTAGACGGTGGAGAGGAGACGCTGCGCCTGGATGTAGGCTTCGGCGAGGATCTCCTCCTGTTCCCATGCAGGGAACCGGCGCTTGCGGTGGGCATCGTAGGCCCAGAGCGTCAGGAATCCGATGTGGTCCTGCGCATTGCGGCTCCGGTTGAGTGCCACCTCATCCCCCTCACTCCTTCACGTAGGATGGCGGCACCAAGTACCATCCTTCAGGGACGTGGATGCGGTTGTTCGAGAGCACCCAGGTACCGTCAACCCGGTGGTACACCCTCATCTCGGCGTGTGGTCCCGCCCTCATCGGGCTTTCCTCGGGCACGAAGATCGTCCTGCTTGCGCATCCAATCGCGGATGCGAGCACCAGCACGGTCAAGAGTAGCGCGATCCAGGTCAGCATCGACCGCCACGGAGCCACGGTCCATGCGTTTCTCGAGCCACGAGAAGAGGGCGAGTGCGACCTGTGCGATGACCCTGTCAAGCACCGGCCCCTGCCTGCTCGGACGTGACGTTGTTGTCACGGGCAAAGAACCCGATGCCCATGATGCCGAGCGCGCTGAACACGACCTCGAGCGAGAACACGGTCTGCGGGTCTGCGTCCAGCAGGTACGAGACCTGGGCAAGGATGATCGAGAGTCCGGCGAGGATGCCGACGGCAGTGGTCTTCCAGCTCTTCATGGCTTGATCCTTTCAAGGTTCTCCAGCCGGCGCTGGATCTCCTCCAGCGTCTTGTTGTGCAGCGCATCGGTCACGGCGGCTGATGCCTGCGCCTTGGCGAGATCATTGACGGCAGCAGCCAGCTTGTCAATGTCGGTGCGCGTCTGGTTCAGCTGCTCGGTCTTTCCCCCGAACGTGAACAGCACCGCCGCGATGCCAATCAGCATGGTCAGAATCTGGAGGATCCCGAGGATGTTGTTTTGCTTCTGGTCGGTCATGGCTTACCCGAGGATCTCGGCCTTTCGTTCCGGGGTCAGGAGGTTCTGGCTGACCAGGTAGTCCATGCCACCGATGGTGGTGGGATCGTCGGAGTTGACCTCCTGTGCAGCGGTGGCCAGCGTGAGGAACCGCCAAGTGATCGGGTCCGTGACGGAGGCAGTGCGGATCGCGGCAAGCTCGGCCTCGGTGAACCGCAGCAGGAACTGGTACGCAGTCCACGAACGGGGAGCGACGGGAGGATTGAAGCGCGGAGTTCCGTTGGGAACGTAGGTCCAGCCTCGGTCGAGCTCCTCGCCTTCCTGAAGCTCGATCTTGTGCGGAGCCGGAGTCGGAGGGACATCATGTTCCTTGATGCCGAGCACGAGGTTCGTCGTGGTGTTGATGTAGGCGTACCAACTCATCGCGTCACCTCCGAAAGGATGCTCAGATGGTCAACTTGCACAGACCCTCCGTTTGTAGAGGTTGCTCCCGAGCGAACGCAGACATGAGGTCCAAGAAGCATGGCCATATTCATTTCGATTGCGTATTGAACGTTCAGCGTGACGTTCGTGATCGTGTGCACCGTAGATCCGTCGATCTTGATGGTGTAAGTCGTGACAAAGGTGCTTGTTGAGTAGCTGGTGATCAGCTCGATCTTGCGCCACGCCGTATTCTTAGGGACACCCGTGCTGAACTCTGCGGTGGTGAGGTTGGAGGTGTCTGGATCTCCTCCGGTATAGCGCACCGTCCAGTTCGCGTTGGCATTGCTCATGTACACAACAATGCCCATTGATCCAAACCCGAAGGTATTGGAGAAGAAGTCCACCGCGTCTGTGAAGCAGACTCCTACCTCGAAAAGCGCCGTTCCTGACGGGATCGAGGGAACACGTACAACAGCGGTGATGGTGTTGCTTGCCAGTGCCTGAGATGCAGAGCACCTGAAAATAGTTCCACCAGAAACACTGAAGCCACCAATGGAAGCCGTGTTGTTGGAAACAATTCCTGTGGCTCCGACGTTGCAGCTGGTTATGCCTACTTCATAAGCACCAGCTCGATCAACGAATGCCCCATAGGTCTGATTTATTACCGGGCGAACAAACCCGTTTCCAAGCGTATAGGAATTGAAGGATCCGAGGCCGTAGCCTTCGGTGACTGCGTAAGCCTGAGTGATCAGCGGGACCGTGCCATCGGATCCACCGCCACCACCGCCAG